GAAGGGTTGAACCGGATGAGAGTGGTGAATTAACTTTGGAGGGTTGTATCTGATAAGAGCCTGTAATTAAATTACCGTTAGCTGCATCAGAAAACACCTTATGAAAGCGCTTCATCACTTGTCGGATAGATGACGTCTTTTCACCTACAGTGATTGCGCCACCAACATAATTAGTGCCTAACTCCTGATTAGATGTTAAAGGAGCAGTAACGCCACCAGAAGCTTGAATAACTTCCATAGGCGCCATGAGACCTTCCGATTCCCCAACTTGTGCTGTGGCCTGCAACATTCTAGTTAAAGGTGATGCAGCAGCAGGAGGAGGAGGGAAAGTGACATCACTAGGATATATTGATGGTAAACGTGGAATAGCCAGTTCAAAATCTGCAGCCGCTCCAACTTCAGTTAAAATTTCGATTGTACTCTGAACAGTACTAACCGCACGTAACTCATTGAGTACGACCATATAAATATTGCCAGTACTGAAGAAGTTCGTACGTGCCGTACCAGGAAAAGCGATATCGACGAGTAACCATTGTTGGATAGCCACAAACGGAACATTGAACTCCACATCAGTGTCAGAGCGCAAATCGACTATAGTTGAGTAGTTGGCATCTATATCGAAATTTGAGGGAAGAGCTGAACCATCGGAATTATCACCAGGTACGTATATTATCCTAACTCTACCAGAATGAAATTTAGTTTTAACAAATTTAAATATAAAATTTATACCACCTCTCCATTGCCTGAATGCAGCTGAAGTGTAAGCTAAAGTTGAAGGGGCATACTGAGTGGCGGATATAGTATGACGGTAAAAGTTTGGGGTGATGGGCGCGCTGAACAACACTGAACCTGCTGTAGTCGATGCAGACCAATTGAATCTGGTGTAATAAGACGGAGTCCGTGCAATATGAGAGATTGACATTTCATCAATATTAGTACGAAAAAGCGACGCGTCTGTTTCAAGAGAATTGGTAGACAACAACGACAACATGTGCGATGTATCAACGCCATCAGAATTTGCCATAAAACGTGTGGTAGAAAGTTTTGTAACGTGGGGCGCTTCAATAGAGGTTGGTTTAGACCATCCGAATTGACGTGCGACGTCTGCAATACCTTTCGATATCCACAACGCGGGTTGGGCAAATTGTGATATGCCAGGAATATCTGTAACAGCACCTAAAGCAGTAGATATAGCGGAG